CTTACTGAGAAACAAGAAGCTTTCTTAGATAACCTCGTTGAGACTGGTGGAGATTTCAAAAAGTCAGCCGAACTTGCAGGGTATTCAGGTAATCACTATCAAATCTTAAAATCATTGAAAAACGAAGTAGTAGATTTAGCCTCAGACGTACTTGCAAGGGAAGCCCCTACTGCAGCTTTTAAGCTTATAGAGATTATGAAATCTAATAAGCCGGTTCCACAAGCGAACAATAAGTTACAAGCTGCACAAACGATACTAGATAGAGCCGGAGTTGTTAAAACTGATAAGTTAGATGTTAATCATAACGTAAGTGGCGGAATATTTATATTACCAGAGAAACATACGATTGATATAACAGCAGAGCACGGTGACTATGAGGAAGTATCAGAATAAGTTATCAGAATTTTTAAGTAACTTACTAGATAAGTTTTTTGAAGTATCCTTTCAAAGAACAGAAGATAAACTGATGCGTAAAAAATAAATGAAAATATGGATAACAGAATATATAAATGGTAGTCCGGGTGTTTTAATTGGACCTTACATTAAAGCAGACTCTATGTTAGAGGCTAGTAGAATAGCTATAGAGCATGGTTTGTTTGTTATAGGTGAGATACATGAGTTAGAACACACAACTACAGAAGCAGATAGGATAGTACATTAATAATGCCAACTAAAAAAGATTCAAGATTAACACGAGCAGGAGTCTCAGGGTTTAACAAACCTAAACGTACTCCAAGTCACCCAAAGAAATCACACGTTGTTGTGGCTAAAGAGGGTGATAAAATCAAAACTATTAGATTTGGCGAACAAGGTGCTAAGACAGCAGGTAAACCTAAAGCAGGTGAGTCTGCTAGAACGAAAGCAAAACGAAAGTCTTTTAAAGCAAGACACGGTAAAAATATTAAAAAGGGTAAAATGTCAGCAGCTTACTGGGCTGACAAGGTTAAGTGGTAGTTAGATAGCACATGCCTCAGATAGGAACAGACGATAATAAAAACGCAGTCTCTTTACGTAGAAGTATCTACAAAACAAGTGACGGTGGTAAAGGTTCTAAACCTAGAATAAACATTCACTCTAAGCAATATCAAGATAATTGGGAGAAAATTTTTGGTGACAAAAACAAAAAGCAAAACAAAAAGTAAATCAACCGTGAACAAAGCTGGTAACTATACCAAGCCAACTATGCGTAAGAGACTTTTCGAGAAGATTAAATCCGGTACCAAAGGTGGTAAAGCCGGTCAATGGTCTGCTCGAAAAGCCCAGCTTTTAGCTAAAGAATATAAAGCCAAAGGAGGAGGTTATAAGTAACATGGGCGAACGAATAAAGATTATGTTAGTAAAATTAATGGATGCAGGTAAGCAAGAATACAAAAGATTATTTAAAAAGTGTTTAACAACAAAACCAAAAAAGAATGCCAAAAGCAAAAAGTCAAAAAAGTCTAGATAAGTGGACTAAACAAAAGTGGAGAACTGCCAGTGGAAAGAAATCTTCTAAAACTGGAGAAGTCTACGCACCTGCTAAGACTATAGCAAAGCTTAAGTCTACTGCAGCAGGTCGTAAAAAACTTGCAGCTGCTAACGCTAAGAAACGAGCAGCTACTAAAAAAGGTAAGCAACATGCTAAGCATGGATTACATAAAGGAAAGAAAAGATAAATTGAAAGAAGGTTATATAAAACGTAACACTTCTACGATTCCGTTTGGTTATCAAATGGATAACGAATCAAGTACGTTTTTAAAACCTGTAGAATTAGAACTAGAAGCATTACAAATTGCTGAGAACATGGTAGTAAATGAAGAAGTATCTCTTCAAGCTGCATGTGATTGGTTAGAATATAAAACGGACAGACGCATATCTGCTCCGGGACTAAAAAAGCACATAGATAAAAAGTATGGATTACGAAGCGAAAGATTGGGAACTGAACCCACATCTTTACTTTCAAGATAGCGAAGGCAATTTTGTAAAGAACAAAGACGGGACTCCGCGTAAAAAAGGTGGGCGTCCTAAAAAAGATGCACAGTCTGCTGCACGTAAAGCTATTAGTCGCAAACAAAAGAACATTCATAAGCTAGAGCAAAAGCTCAACAACGCTAGAACATCTTACAAAAAACAAAAAGAAACTATTGAAAAGCTTGATAACACCAAAGAAGGTGTTGTTACGAACGAAGATTTAAATAAACTTCCCAAGGCTGTACAAGAGCACTTAGATAATCATCACGTATTCTTTCACGCTAACGAAGGACCGCAAACAGATTTCCTTGCTGCTGGTGAGAAAGATGTGTTATATGGTGGAGCTGCTGGTGGTGGTAAGTCTTATGCTATGATAGTTGACCCACTAAGATACGCACACAAAAAAGACCACAGAGCTTTAATACTAAGAAGGTCTATGCCAGAGCTTAGAGAGATGATAGATAAATCTCGTGAGTTATATCCACAAGCTTTTCCCGGTGCTAAGTTTAGAGAAGTAGAAAAACTTTGGAACTTTCCATCCGGTGCAAAGGTAGAGTTTGGTTTCCTTGAGAGGGATGCAGACGTATACCGTTATCAAGGACAAGCATATAGTTGGATAGGTTTTGATGAGATTACTCATTTACCTACAGAGTTTAGTTGGAACTATCTTGCTTCAAGACTACGTACAACTGACCCAGAAATACAAACATACCTTAGATGTACTGCTAACCCCGGTGGTGTTGGTTCTCATTGGGTAAAGAAAAGATACATAGAACCCTCAGAACACAACAAAAGTTTCCTTGGAGGAGATGGTCTTACTCGTAAGTTTATTCCGGCTAAGTTAGCTGACAATCCTTATCTTTCTGAAGATGGTGTTTATGAGCAGATGCTTAAATCACTTCCTCCTATACAACGTAGACAACTCTTAGAAGGTAACTGGGATGTTGCTGAAGGAGCTGCATTTGTAGAATTTAGTCCTGAACATCATATAATTACACCTTTTGAGCTTCCTGTACACTGGGAAAGAGTAAAATCAGTTGACTATGGATACGCTGCAGAAAGCTGTTGTTTATGGGGTATTATGGATATGAACGATAATACTTTGATAATTTATAGAGAATTATACAGAAAAGGCTTGACAGGAGAAGAATTAGGTGCTATAATAACTGATATGGAGACAGAAGACCCTTTTTCGGTCAACGGTGTCCTTGATACTGCAGCATGGGCAAATACAGGTACAACTGGTCCAACTGTAGGAGAAAGTTTAGTAAGAGCTGGTCACAAGTTAAGACGAGCAGATAAGAATAGAATACAAGGTAAAATACAAGTACACGAGTATTTAAAGGTTAGAGAAAACGGTAGACCTAAGTTACAGATATTTAATACATGTCCGAACTTAATAAGAGAAATTCAGTCTATACCGTTATCTAAAACTAACCCAGAAGATGTAGATACAAAAGCTTCTGACCACGCATATGATGCATTGCGTTATATGATAATGAGTAGACCAAGAATGGAAAGCCCATTAGAAAGAATGCGAGGTTTAAAACGAGAAATGTATAGACCAGTAGATTCAACATTTGGTTATTAAGATATGGCAGACAACGAAAATACATTTTTAAGTGCTAATAATATTTACGAAGAAGTAGAAGGTGAGTCTGGAGTTCAATTAACTTTAGAAGAAGACCAACAGCGTAATCTTATTGGTATTATAAAAGGTAGATTTGCACAAGCTGAAGATGCTAGACAAACTGATGAACGTAGATGGTTAAAGGCTTATGAAAACTACAGAGGTCTTTACGCTAAGAATGTTAAGTTTAGAGAATCAGAAAAGTCTAGAGTATTTGTAAAAGTTACTAAAACTAAAGTACTTGCTGCTTTTGGTCAATTAGTTGATGTTATCTTTGGAACAGGTAAGTTTCCTATAGGTGTAGCAGAAACTAAAATGCCAGAAGGTGAGACAGATATTGCACACCTTGATATCTCAAACCCAACTCCGGGTTTAGAAACTTCAGAAGCTGAAATACCTGATGACATAGGAAATAGAATAGAAGACAATCCTTATGATGTTGGTTACGAAGGTGATGGTAGAACTTTAAAACCGGGTGCATCTTTTTACAATGGTGTATTTGAAGATAGTCTTGAAGACAAAGCACAAAATGCAGGTATACTTACAGATGGAGCTAGTCCTGACCCACAAGCTTTAGAATTAAATCCTGCACAAAGAGCTGCAAGACGCATGGAAAAACTTATCCATGACCAAATAGAAGAATCAAACGGAAACTCAGAATTAAGAAATGCTCTTTTAGAATCTGCTTTACTAGGTACAGGGATTGTAAAAGGACCATTTAACTTTAACAAAAGATTACATAAGTGGGATACAGACGAAGAAGGTAACAGAACTTATAATCCGTTAGAGGTTAGAGTTCCTAGAATAGAGTTTGTTAGTTGTTGGGATTTTTACCCAGACCCTAACGCTACTAACATGGAAGAATGTGAATATGTAATACATAGACACAAAATGAATCGTAGTCAACTTAGACAACTACGTAACATGCCTTACTTTAAAGAAGAAGAAATACGTAACGCAATTCAAATGGGTGCTAATTACGTAGAAAAAGATTTTGAAAGTCAGTTAAAA